ATCACAAGAGAATTCGAAAGATTTTGAATTGCTAGTCGAAAAGTATCCAAAAGTAGTGGAGTTCTTAAAAGAAAACCAACATCTTAGTCTTTTATTTGAAATTGTAACTCCTAATAATGTTATAGTAATAAGATCAAAAGAAATAGAGTTTTATCTTATTGGAGCCATAAACAAAAACGGAATGAGTACTGCTTCTTCTAAAGATTTAACCGATATATGGAGAAAAATAGGACCGATTTCAATACCACAATCTTATAAATTTTTAGATACAAATAGTATTTCTAAAATAGCAGAAACTATAAAAAACTGGAAAGGTAAGGAGGGAATAGTAGTTTCATATAATAACGGTCAAAATAGAATAAAATTAAAATCAGACTGGTATTTGTTTTGTCATAGGGTAAAGTCGCAGCTGAGTTCAAAAAACAACCTTATTGAATTCTATATAGAAAAAGAAATGCCTTCTTCTGAAGATTTCTATAAAATAATTGAAACGGAATTTGATTACGAAATAGCCACTCAATTAAAAGAAGATATTGAAAAAATTTGCGAAGCAGGAAAAAAAGCAAAAAAATATATTGATAATATTTTAGAAGTAGTGCATGATATTAGGAAAGCAAAGACTAGAAAAGAACAAGCGCTAATGATTAAAAGAAATTTTAAGGAAAATTCTTCATTTGTATTTTGTGTTTTAGATGGTAAAATAATAACAAAAGATCAGTGGACGAAATTAATAAATCAAAACTATGAAAGCCAAAGAGCTAATTGAAGTATTACAAAAACTAGATCCGGAAACACTCGTACTCGTAGATGGTTATGAAGACGGGTATACTGTTCCGATTGGTACAAAACAAATGGAGGTATGTGGTCCATTTAAAAGAGAATGGTATTATGGTGAATATAAAGATTGCAAAGAAGAAGAATTATTCAAAATAAAAGCAGTCCTTATATCAAGATAAATAAAATATATGAAAAACGTACTATTAGGACTAATTGGAGCCTGTTTAATGTCCTGCTCTACAACCCCGAAAAATCCAGATTCTTGGATGGAGATGAAAAAAAATGCTTGTCTTCCAACTGCAATTTCTTTTAGAGAAAGTTTAAGAAAATATGATATATGGGCAGAAGTGGTTACATATTATTGGATTGATAACAAAACCCAAAAGCCAAAAGGTCATGCAATTGTTGCTTATATGTATCCTGCTGGTAAAAACCAACTCTGGACATACGATCACTGGGGATCGTATAGAGTGAGGGCATATAAAGATAATCCTTTACAAATCGCTAAAGAAGCTGTGAGAGTTCGCTATGAAGACAGAAATGTTCATTCTGCTCAATTTATAAAGTAATATGTATTTTAATATAACATTGAGAAACTTTTGCAAACCAAGAAAAGATTTTGAAAAGTATTTTTCTTATTACAAACAGCTTTCTAAATATAAAAACTTAGAGCTCGAAACGTGTTATTCGGGATACAACATTTTTCAATTTGAATTAGATTTTTTTCCAATCGCAAAAGATCATGGCGGTCTGAATATAAATTTAAATTTTTTGGGGTTTGAAGCGGGACTGAGAATTTATGATTCCCGCCATTGGGATTACAAAAATTGGCATTGGGAGAAAAAAGAATGATTATAGCTGGAATACTATTTTTAGTATTTTTAATTATTGTGTATTTTGGGTACATCATTTGGGATCTTTTCTTCACAAAAGATGAAGCCAGATGATTATTGAAATAATACATTGACATTATCATAAAATATATTATATATAGTTATATGAATAAAGAACTAGAACTCAAGCTTGTTGAAAAATACCCCAAAATCCTCCGTGATTACGGAGGAGATATAATGCAGACCTGTATGGCGTGGGGAATGGAGTGTGATGATGGCTGGCATGATCTCCTTGACAAATGCTTGCACAAGCTACAATATTTTTGCGATCTTTCTTCTAAAGAAGGAGAAAATGTACAAGTTATTGCCACACAGCTAAAGGAAAAATATGGAACTCTTTCATTTTATTTTACAGGAGAAGGAGGAAAGCGAGAAGATTGGGATATCATTGATGATATTATTACGGAAGCAGAAATGAGGTCTTCTCATATTTGTGAGGTAACAGGTAAAGACGGAACATTATGTAAACGAGGGGGCTGGTATAGAACGCTATCTTACGAACAAGCTCGAAAAGATGGCTACGTGGCTTGTAATGAATCAACCGAAGCGTATTGGAAAGAAAAAGACGCAAAAGGAGAAAAAAATGACGACCACGAAGAACTTGGAACAGCTTGAAGAGTTTGCATTTTATGAAAGCGGTTTATCTGCTGATGGGTGTTTGCAAAAATTAGATGCTTATACAATTGAAGCCATTGAAAGATATGGTAGAATTCTTGTAGAAAAACAAAAAGAAAAATTTATAGAAGGATTCCAAGGAAGTTGTTATTGTTGCGAACCTGTAGGAATATTAAACCAAAAACTAGAAGAGATTGCAAGAAAGCTTTATGGAGTGGTTTTACATGTTCAGGAAGTTTCTAAAAAATCATCTATAGTGGTTGTTGGATCGGGACTTTACTCGGAAGCAGTTAATGCTATTAAAATATATGAAGAATATAACTCCAATTCTTGAAAAAATTCTATTCTTTTTAGTTATTCTTACATTGATATTATCTGCTTTTGTTTTTAGTTATTATATTCAAACCCAAAGCGAATTAGACATTCAAGAACTTGAACAAATTGTAGAAAAAGAATTACAAGAAAAACATGGAAACTAAATATAAATTTGAGGAAGTAACAGGTTGTACCGCATTTGGTTTTTATGTGAATGAAGAGCCTATTGCTGATATTTCACCAGAAAAACAAGAAGAAATTTTGGATTATCTTTTTGTTAAGGTTAAAGAAGGAATTAAGGAAAATTCTATTCAACTTGAAAGAGTTATTCAACTATTTCAATACGACGATTACGAATACGATCCTCATGTTTGCGAACAATGCGGAGACGCAGTTAGCACAACAACATGGAATGTTTAGTTACTAATAATAAAAGACTTACAGTTATATACTAGTGTATATATATGTATGAGCGGCAGCTTTCCGGTAAAAGACACTCTTTTGTATAAATTTTTCTCAGCTGAGAAAGAGGAAATTATGCGTCATAAGTGGATAGAAAGTGAAAAAAGTGGAAGTGATATAGGGTACGATAAGGCTCTTTTAAATTGGATTATAAATCACGAATCCGGATGGAGAAATAACAATAAAATATTTTTAGATTTTTTTTAATTTCTTGACTTAAATCAAAAATTCATACAGAATTCAACTTCTATGAAACTTGCATCTATAGAAGTCATAAAAAATATTCGTAATCATTTCAACGCAGACTCGCTTGAAATTGCTGAGGTTTTGGGCTGGCAAGTCGTAGTAAAAAAGGGACTTTATCAGGAGGGAGATAAAGTTGTATTTATTACTATTGATACTATCGTTCCTAAATGCCAATGGTCCGAGTTTTTAGTCGATCAAAAAAATCCAGATAAACCTATTAGAATTAAAAACATAAAGCTTCGCGGAGAGTACAGCTCTGGTTTAGTTATACCTTTGAGCGAGTTCCCCTTACAATTTACAGAGACTACTGTTATTGGCGAAGATTTAACTACGCTATTTAGTATTCAAAAATATATTAAAGAAATTCCAGCAAATCTGTCCGGAGAAAACGAAGGAGATTTTCCTACTCATCTTGTGTCTAAAACAGACGAAGATAACGGCTTGAATGACCCGGATATGGTACAAAAAGTCTTAGAGCAAGATCCTTATATTACAATTACTCAAAAGATGGACGGTAGCAGTATTTCTATTATAGTAGAAAGCGGAGAAATAAAACAGGTTTGCAGTAGAAACCTAGCTAAAAAAGATACCGAAAATTCAACATTTTGGCAATGCGCAAGGCGTCTAAAAATGCCAACTGGATGGTCTGGAGTTATTCAAGGTGAAATGTGCGGAAACGGCATTCAGAGAAACCGTCTGAAACTAAACGATATTAAAATTTTTGTATTTCAAATAAAAACAAATCATTTATACATGACGTACGAAATGATGTCTGACTTCTGCCAAAATGAATTAAAGTGCGATATTGTACCCCTAATCGCCAAGCTGGATGTTTCTACCACAGTAAAAATATGGGAAAATCCATTGCAAAAACTTCAAGAACTGGCTGACAAACAAAGATATGAAAGCGGTGAGATAGGCGAGGGAATTGTGGTTAGACCATCTTCATATGTTAGATCTTTTGAGTCTCGTCGTCCTATGGGTTTCAAATTAATTAATAGGAATTATAAAGATTAATTAAACAAAATTATGCGCGGTAATCAAATCCAAGTAAAAGCAATAAGACCAGTAGTAACTGCGGTCGTTGAAGAGGGGCAAGTATTTAAATTTAATATTATTGATGCTTATGTTGAAAAACAAGAAACTGATCCATTATCATGGAAATTGATTTTAGTTGACGAGAAGCAACAGCATTATGCATACGACCTACACTTTTCCTAATGAAAGCTGAAACAATTAAATTACAAAAAAAAGCAGAAAAGATTCAACAAAAACTTCGAGAATTTAATTTCGATCACTTTGAACATATGTGGTACAGTGACGGAAGATATTCTGGACGTTGGAAGGATTTATCTGTGTCTCTGGATGAGCCAGAACATGACTCTTATTGTCACTGGCAGTTTACCTTTAGAAGTAAATGGTCAACTAATAGGAGATTACATTTAGAAGCGGTGATGCCAGTATTTGAGGATTATTTTACTTTTGATTTAAAATACTTTCCAGAAGTAAAACTTCACGACAGAGATGGTTATTGGGGACCAGTTGCTGTTTCTTCTATTCAAGATATTTTAGAAGAAGATTTACCAAATATGCAAAAATTTATAGATTATCTAATTAAATGAGAGCAGATTACAAAAACACAAAACACGGAGATAAAATTCTCTTTAAGAAGGCTGGGGAATGGCATTACTTTAGAGATAGAATAGAAAACGCCAAGAAGCTAGAAGAAGGTAAAACTTATACAGTAAAAGAAATTTCTGTTGCCTCTTCTTCAACTGGCGTTACTCTAGAAGAAACTGGCGAATTGGTATATGAACTTGGCTGGTTTGATAAATTATGAATTCTAATATTGAAAAAGTAATATGTATTTGCTTTACAGCTTTAATGATTGTGATATTTTCGTGCATGTCTTACGAAGCTCATACAAAATTTTTGTTAAACAAGCAAACAAATGAAATCATAAAAGAAGCAATTAGTAAAGATTACTCCTCCGATCAAATCAAGGGTCTTTTAAACTATCAAAAAGAGTACGTCAAATGAGCGATTATGTTCCGGATAAATGGGTAGTTGTTAAGATTGAAGGAAAAGAATTTCCATTGACCTACAAACTATTCGGTTGTTGGTATGGTGGTTATCTTGGTTCTAATTCATGGAAGCTCAACAGTGGTATTAGAAAAGTATCAAAGGGAGAAGATTCTTGGTTGTTTGAAGGATTTTCTGGTTCTATATATAAAGGTTTTAATAGTAACTACGGAATGCATATGTATGGTTCTGGTGTTCTTAAT